TAACCCATCACTTCATTACATCTAACGTGACAATAGGTTGTATAATAATATTAGTAAATACCAACCGTCATATTAAAAAGAAAAGCATATATGCAATTATATATTTATGAAACAGAAACTTAGCAAGAAAGCACTGGCTGCAAAAAGAGTGCGAGATAAAAAATACGCAATGACCGCAGACCGTAGAATGAAGAAAGCGGAAAACCAAAGAAAAAGACGTGCCGCTCTTAAAAGAGGTATGAATATAAAAGGCATGGACTATGATCACACCAGAAGAAGATTTGTATCTGTTAAAGTAAACAGAGGTAACGGTGGTAAAGGTACTAAAAAATCTTAAATGCGCGTGATATTATAAAACAGGAATAAAAACCTAATAACCAAAATTATGACATTTTTTTATAAAACCTATTCTTTATCACAAGGTGGTCAAAGAATACCCGAAGAAACCAGGAAGCTTTGGGAGCTTTTAACAGACAAGAAGAACTGGAGAATAGTTCAATTACCAAACGGATACTACCAAGCCGAATACTGTTCAGTATCATGCAAGGAAGATGAAAACTGTGATGATTGCAAATGGCACGACGTAACTAGAAGAGAAACTATAGATGCGTGTGAAACAGCAATAGACAAGAGCATAGAACATTACCAAAAGAAACTCGAGTTTATAAACGGACCAAAAGTAGTTAAGACATTCAAATAATCACTTACACAAATTAAATTAAATGGAATTACATAACCCAAGTGAGATAGTAAAAAATCTTTCCTTTGGAAGCAAAGCGAGAGATAAAGTTATGATCGGTGTTGAAAAATTAGCTAATGCAGTTAAATCAACACTGGGAGCTTCAGGAAAATGTGTTATATACGAAGATGCAATGGGTAGCCCAGTTATTACAAAAGACGGTGTTACAGTTGCAGAATCAATTGTATTGATAGACCCGGTGGAAAATATAGGGGCAACACTAATAAAAGAAGCAGCAAAGAAAACTGTCAGAGAAGCAGGTGACGGGACTACCACCGCAACCGTGCTTGCTCAATCTCTGCTCCAGGCCATGAATGATAGTATGCAAACATACTCTATACGTGAAATCAAAGACGGGATTTCGGGAGGCCTGGATAAAATATTAAAATACTTAGATAAGAAAAGTATACAGATAAAGGACGATATGCTAGATAACGTTGCTTCTATATCTTGTAACAATGATGTTGAGTTAGGCGGTATAATCGCTGATGCTTACAAATCTGTTGGGGATAATGGGGTTGTTCTTATGGAAGAATCCGGTACTGAAGAAACATTTAGCGAAATAGTTGACGGGGTTCAATTCGATTGTGGTTTAAAATCTCCTCATCTTGTAACAGATAAGGAAAAGAATAAAGCTATTCTCGAAAACCCGTATGTCCTTATTATAGCTTCTACAATACCTAGCATACGTAAAATACAAAATGTACTTGAACACGTAATCAGGGAAAAAAGAAGTTTACTTATAGTTGCAGGTATGGAACAACAACCTATGGCTGCGCTTCTTATGAATAAAGTAAAAGGAAATATACAAGTTAATATTATTGACACACCAGGATTCGGAGCAACTAAAATGGATACTATGCAAGATCTAGCTACGATAACAGGCGCGAAAGTAATTAACGAAGAATTAGGTGATGATTTAGACCTAATAGATCCCGAGGTTCTCGGCGAAGCCGTGAAATCGGTAACGGACCAAAATTCTACGATTATCACAATCGAAAAAATGCCGCAAGCGGCAAAGGATCGAATCGGTCTTGTAACTAAAAAAATTAAATCGGAAAAAAATCAATTTATTAAAAACAAGCTAGAGCAAAGATTAGCTATGCTATCAGGTGCTGTTGCTATTTTAAAAGTTGGTGCTAACTCAAAGATAGAGTTAAAAGAAAAGAAAGACAGAGTTGAAGATGCAATATATGCTGTAAAAGCAGCAATAAAAGAAGGTATTGTATCAGGTGGTGGAGTTGCACTTCACAACGCATCAAGCGTATTAAAAACAAAAAACTCGCCCGAACAAATACTCTGTGAAGCTATTAAGTCACCATATAAAACAATATTAGAAAATGCTAATATTAAATATGGGCCGTATGCAGATGAAGGCAACGGTGTTGATGTAATTACCGGCAAAACAGTTAATATGATAAAGCATGGAATAATTGATCCCGTGCTTGTAACTAAAACAGCATTAATAAATGCAGTGTCGGTAGCAACAACAATATTATCTGCTGATTGTGTAATATCAAATGTAAGAGAATATGCAAGCAGTAAATAATTATATTATAATACAGCCTATAAAAGAAGACCCGAAAGAACAGGAAGATAAAGGGCTTCTAATAATGGATCAACACGTTGATGACATTAGGTACTTAAAAGCAAAAATTATTTCCGTGGGCAACCTTACAGAAGGTGTTGAACCCGGCAACATAGTGTACTACGACCGTAGAGCTGGGCACGGAATAGAATACGACGATAATCTATATCAGGTTATAAAGCAGCAAGATGTTGTTTTAGTCGGTTAATACCAAAATCCAAAAGCCATAAACCAAAAACATTTGTTTAACTTTCAAAAAAATAAATCATGGCTTTAAATAATCACGAACATTTTTTAGTATTTATTGATGCTGCGGATGACGCAGGTATGTTTCCAGTAAGCAAAATTCAATCTGTAACTTGTGCTTCTGATGGCGCAGTACTTATTAAGTTTGCTCCAGGTAGCTTAGGTGATGGTCAAGCTGGCTCTGTAGATGTTGTAACATTAACTGTTACCGCTGACACAGAAAAAACAGTAATGATCGCAATTGCTGATGCAATTAACCAAGTAACTAAGAATCTTAAAAATACTTTAAATTATACAGTAATAGCTGATGACGTAAACAGTATTTATGTTAATTCTAACATAACTGCATGTGCTATAGCGTTAGATGCTTAATAATAAATAAGACCGCAGACGGGCTCACGAGCTGGGCCTGTAGGTCTTTTTTTATATGAAATTAACTGCAAGCGATTTACGTAACTTAAATATATTTAAATATTATAGGCTTGTTAGAAAGTGGGCATGTAAGACTTACGGGTTAAAAGATGCCGATTTAGAATTACTTATATATTTTGATTGTATTGGAAGATTTACACGTAATGACTATATAAACGGTGTTTACACTATGTCTTGGGACAAATCTCGCTGGGAAAGATTAAGAAAAAAAGGCTGGATAGATGTTTGGAGACATAGAAATAGAACAACAATTAAGTATAGTATATTTCAAACATCATTTAAATGCAAAAGGATGATAACTAGAATATATAATATTCTTTTAGGATATGAAGATATTCCAACATCTGAGCAAAATATATTTTATAAAAACAAAACATATACAGATAAAGTTTTTAATAAAGCAATAGATGATATGTTAAAAGATAATAACAGATAAAAATTTAAAAATTATGCCAAGTGGAATGGGAACTTATGGGTCTATGAGAGGAAGACCTAAGAAAAAAGCTAAGAAAAAAGTAAAAGTTAAGAAAAAAAAGAAAAAATAAGTTATGAGCGAACTAGATATAGAGAAGATTAAAAAATCAAAATTTAATATATCAGTAGAGAACTTAATTACTATCGGTGCGGTCGTTGTGACCGTTACCGGTATGTGGTATTCTTTACAGGCAGACATAGAACTTGCTAAGGAATTACCCGAACCTCCAGTTTCAAGAACAGAATATGATTTAAAAGATCAATTAATTCGTGAAACAATTATTAATACACAAGAAAAAGTTGAAGAGAACGGGAAAAAACTAGAAGATATTGATAATAAGTTGTATGAAATAATTAAAAATTAAAATATGAAAAAGTTTATTACAATCTTATTTTTTTTACTAACATTCAATATTTATTCTCAAGATATTACGGTTATTCATTTTAATTATAAATGGAATCAACAAAATGATTATTCAAAACTAGAGTCTATTAGAAGAGCTAATGTTTCAAAAGCTCTTGTTGAAGACCAAAGTGCTGATTTACAAAATAGTATTAAATCAGTTCCAGTAATAATTATTTTTAGAAACGGTAAGCCCGTAGCAAGGATAGAGGCTGGATTAAGTATGAAAATAGAAGCTAGGCTTGAAGAAATTCAAGAATTAGTAGATAGATACAATTAATAAAATTATGGCAAGAAAAAACGCACCATCAAGAAAAAAATCTCTTGGCTATTATGCCAAAGTTAAAAAAGGCTCAGGTCGAGGTAAAAAAGCCGGTGGTGGTATGACCGCTAAAGGTGTTGCCAAATATAGAAGGGATAATCCTGGAAGTAAATTAAAAACTGCAGTAACTACTCCACCTTCAAAATTAAAAAAAGGAAGTAAAGCTTACAAAAGAAGAAAAGCATTCTGTGCAAGATCAAGAAGTTGGACTTCAGAAAGAGGTAAAGCTGCAAGACGTAAATGGAACTGTTAATATAAAAAATATGGATAATAAAAATAAAAATATGGATTTAGACGGATCTCAAGTTCTGTCTCCTAAACAAAAAAGAATAGCGGCAATGGCTCCACCATTTAATAAAATAACTGGTGCTGATTTTAAAATGCTAAGAAATAAAAATAAAAATTAAAATTATGCCAAAAGACGCATGTTATTACAAGGTAAAAGCTAGATATAAAGTATTTCCAAGCGCATATGCAAGCGGAGCAATAGCTAAATGTAGAAAAGTTGGCGCTGCTAATTACGGAAAATCATCTAAGAAAAAATAATGGCTGATCCAAAAACTGGTACAGGTAAAAAACCTAAAGGTTCAAGTAGAAGATTATATACAGACGAAAATCCTAAAGATACAGTTAGGATTAAGTATGCTACTATGGCTGATGCAAGAGCAACCTGTGCTAAAGTTAAAAAAAGTGGCAAGCCTTTTGCTCGTAAAATACAAATATTAACAGTAATGGAGCAAAGATCAAGGTTTGGTAAAAAACCAAAACAAGCTGCATATGCTAAATCATGCAAAAATGCAATAAGAAGACAACATGGCAAAAAGACCTGAATTTAAAGAAAGTAAATATCCAGACGCAAAGGGCAAGTTTAAAGAACTTTCTTGTGCGGATCTAGCTAAATATATGATAAGCAGCCGTAAAGGCAATAAAAGAGCTATTATAGGGTCTTTAAACCAGCAAATTGTGTTTAATAGAAAGAAAAATCCTTCATATGCAAAAAAAATGGTTTGCACACGTAATAAAGTAAGCAAAATATTAACTAAAAATAAAAAATAATGAAAATAAAAGGAGTAGACGTTACTTGTTTATCTAAAAAACAGCAAAAAACAATGAAGGCTCACTCAAAACATCATACAGGAAAGCATATTAGAGGTATGGTAAATAAAATGTGTGGTAAAGAAAAAATGAGTTTTACTGAATCTCATAAATCTGCAATGAAAATTGGCAAATAATGGCTGTTAGAAAAACAAAAGAAGGTGCAGCTCTTAAACGCTGGTTTAAAGAAAAGTGGGTAGATGTGCGTACTGGTAAACCTTGTGGTAGACGCAAAGGCGAAAAAAGAGGTACTCCATATTGTAGGCCAAGCAAAAGAGTATCTAGCAAAACACCTAAAACCGCTTCTGAAATGTCATCTGCTGAAAAAAGATCAAAAATAGCAGAAAAGAAAAGATTAGGGCAACCAGCCGGCAAGCCAAGAAGAGTTAAATCATTAAAAAGAAGAAAATGAAAAAATCAAGAGGACTAGGAGATTCAATAGAAAAGGTTACAAAAGCAACCGGTATTAAAACCATGGTTGATACAATATCAAAAGGATTAAACATTCCATGTGGATGTGAAGGTAGAAGGGATGCCTTAAATAAAATATTCCCATATAAAAAATAAAATTATGAATTATACATTAATATTAATAGCTATAGTCGCATTTGTAATTGGTATAGTAATTGCATCAATGTGGTTAGAAAAAAAAGGTATTACAAAAGACGATAACGATAATTATATTCCTGATGTTTTAGAAGACAAAGCTAAAGAAATTAAAAAGAAAGCTAAAGATATAGGAAATATTGTTAAGAAGAAAAAGTAATGTCAAAACAAAGAAAAAAATTAAAGGATACAGCAGTTGGTAAATTTTTAGCAGGTGCTGGTTCAAATATAATCGGCAGTCTTGGAGATGTTCTTCCTGATAAAGGAGTTATGGGGTTAGTTAAAAACCTTATTAAAAAAGATCCTGAATTACCAGCAGAAGATAAAGAAAAAGCATTAGCGCTTTTACATCAAGATACTGTTGAAATGCAAGAGGTTTCAAAACGCTGGCAGGCGGATATGAAATCAGATTCGTGGCTTTCAAAAAACACAAGACCTTTAACATTAGTATTTTTAACTGTGTCAATGGTCTTATTAATATTTATAGATAGTACTGGAATAGATTTTGATGTAGACAGCGGGTGGGTTGATCTTTTAAAATCTTTATTAATTACTGTATATGTAGCTTATTTTGGATCACGTGGTGCAGAAAAATTCAAAACAATACAAAACAAAAACTAATAAAAAATGCCTAAAATAGATACTTATTCATTAGATACAACCTTAACAGATAACGATAGTTTATTAGGTATAAATGCAGCAGACGGTAAAACTAAAAGATATGCCATGTCTGCTATTAAAACTTTCGTTGCTTCTGTAGCTGATATTGAAGGTGTAACAGCCGGCACAGGTTTAACTGGTGGTGGTACTAGCGGCACGGTAACATTAGCTGTAGCAGCAGCTCAAACTGGAATTACCTCTGTAGTCAATACAGCGTTAGAAATTGGTAGAGATGCTGATAATAGAATTAAATTTGGTACAGATAATCAAATAATATTTGAAGTTGACGGAGGCGATAATGTTATATTTAAAACATCGGGTGAAATAGAAGCTACTAGTTTGGATATATCAGGAGATGCTGATATTGATGGAACTTTAGAAGCTGATGCTATTACAGTTAATGGAACTGCACTAGCAGAAGTAATATCTGATACAACAGGAGCAATGTTTACTGGTAATACAGAAACATTTATAACAGCTACGTATGAAGATAGTGATAATACTATAGATTTAGTTGTGCCTGTTTTAGATGAAGATAATATGGCTTCTAATTCAGCCTCTCATTTAGCAACACAACAATCAATTAAAGCTTATGTAGATTCACAAGTAGCTACCGCAGATACATTAGCTGAATTAAGCGATACAAATATAGGTTCATTAGCTTCTGGTCATATTTTAATATATGATGGTTCTGATAGCTTTGATAATAAAGCTGTTTCAGGTGATATAACTATAGCTAGTACAGGTGCCGTTACAATTGCCAACGACGCTGTTGAAACAGCAATGTTAAATGATAATGTTGTAACAGGTCAAAGTGAATTAAGTACTGTAGCTAATGATGATGTATTATTAATATATGATACATCGGGTTCTGCTCTTAAAAAAATTACAAGAAGCGCTTTAGTAGCAGGGTTAGCAACATCAGGAGCTATATCAAATGTAGTTGAGGATACAACGCCACAGTTGGGAGGTGATTTAGATGTTAACGGAAATGGGCTAGTATCTACAAGCAACGGTAATATTGCATTAACACCAAATGGTACAGGAGTTGTTAGATTAGATACAAATGTTGATATTGAATCAGGTAAAATATCTATTAAAAATTCAGGTTCACAATCATATGTAAGGTTTTATTGTGAAGTAAGTAATGCACATTATGCTCAATTACAAGCCCCAGCGCACTCGGCTTTTTCAGGAAATGTTATATTAACTCTTCCTACTACTACAAGTAATATAGTTGGTGACACGGCAACGCAAACTATTACTAATAAAACTATAGACGTTGATAATAATACAGTTTCAAATATTGAAGTTGATAACTTAAAATCAGGAGTACTAGATACTGATATATCTTCTGTATCAGGAAGTGATGATACTTTAGCATCAGCAAAAGCTATAAAAACATATGTTGACGCGCAAATTCAAACAGAAGATACTTTAGTTGAATTAAATGATACTAATATTACTTCTCCAGCAGCAGGTCATATTTTAATATACGACAATACAGCAGGTGTTTTTGATAACGCAACTATAACCGCTGGTAGTGGTATTAGCGTTACAAATGGGGATGGGGCTATAACAATAGCTAACACAGCAGCAGGTGATAACGCATTTGGAACTATAGCAGTATCAGGGCAAACAAATGTTGTAGCTGACAGCGTAAATGATACACTAACTTTAGCGGCTGGAACAGGTATTGCAATAACTACAACACCAGGTACAGATACTGTAACTATAACAAACAATGCTACCGGGGCTAACGCTTTTGGTAATATTGCGGTTTCTGGGCAAACAACAGTAGCGGCAGATTCAACTAATGATACACTAACTTTAGCAGCAGGGTCAAATGTAACATTAACAACAGACGCTTCTAGCGATACCGTTACTATAGCTGCATCAGCAGGCGCAAATACTATAGATGTTAATGAATATACAGGTAATGGATCAACGGCTGCTTATACTTTAAATACTAGTGCGTCAAGCGAAAATGAATTACTTGTATATATGGATGGTGTTTACCAGCATCACAATACGTATTCTGTTTCAGGAACAACGCTAACGTTTGACACTAATGTTCCTAATGGATCTAAAGTTGAGGCCTTCCACATGAGAAGCGTTAACTTGTCAAATGTTGTAACAAGCGCAGTAGCGGGTGAGGGTATAGATGTTTCAGCATCAACAGGCGCTGTAACTATTTCGGCAGAAGACGCAACAACATCAAATAAAGGTATTGCATCATTTAGCTCAGATAATTTTGCTGTATCTTCCGGAGCGGTTACAATAAAAGACGGAGGTATTGTAACAGCAGAGCTAGCGGCAGACGCGGTTACTGGAGATAAGATAGCAGACGATGCAATCAATTCAGAACATTATACAGACGGTAGTATTGATAATGCGCACATAGCTGATAATCAAATAAGTTATGAAAAAATAGACGATGAATTTTCTACGGTCGATACTTTAAGCGCAGGTGCAACGGTTGCAGTTGATTTTGACGCAGCACAAGTATTTACGTTAACACCAAATCAAAACACAACATTAAATATAACAAACCCTAAAATTGGTATTACTAAAACAATAATAATGACAGGGGCAGGAAGCAGTTATACTTTAGCTTTTCAAGTAGGAGGATCATCAGGTACATTTAATAAAATAGCTGGCGATTATGATGACACTTCAAGTAAAAAGAATTTTATTCAAATTACATGTGTAGCTGCTACAGAATTCTGGTATAGTATAAGTCAAATAGCAAGTTAATATGTTTGGACAAGGTATAAATTTTGGTTTATTAGCAGCAGTAGAAGTAGTTGTAGATTTCCTCGTAGTAGCAGGTGCAGGAGCAGGGGGTGGATCTTACGGTGGAGGAGGAGGTGCAGGTGGTTTACGCACATCATACGGATCTTCCAGTGGCGGTGGATCAAGTAATGAAGCACAAATAACATTAGCAGATACAACGTATACATTCACAGTAGGCGCAGGTGGTACTGGTGTTATAGGAACAGTTAAAGGAAATGATGGTAACGATTCATCTATAGCAGCTTCAGGCTTAACTACAATCACATCTGTAGGAGGTGGAGGTGGAGGTACTGCTGGAGGTGGAGCAAATTATAATACATCATTTGTTGTCGGTCAAGACGGTGGTTCAGGTGGTGGAGGTGGAACTTTAGCACAAGCTAGTCCATATACAGTAGCAGGGGGAGCAGGAACAGCAAATCAAGGTTATGGTGGTGGTACAGGAGGTTTAGGTTCTTTCAACGGCACAACAGGTGCAGGTGCAGGTGGAGGTGCGAGTGCAGTAGGTGGTAATGGTAAAACAACAGGTTATAGGCTTGGTGGTGATGGGGGTGCAGGTCTTGCAGTTTCAATAACTGGAAGTTCAACATCATACGCAGGTGGTGGGGGAGCAGGTAGTGAAGGATCACCTGGAGGTTCAGGTGGTACAGGGGGTGGCGCTAGTGGTGGTGTAGCTAGTTCAACATCTGCTAGTAGCGGAACTGCTAACACTGGTGGAGGCGGAGGTGGTAACGGAAATAATTCAACACTTAGTTCAGGTGCAGGTGGATCAGGTGTTATTGTATTTAGATTACCTACATCAGCATATACAACAGGTTATACTACTGGTTTTCCTACAGTTACAACTAGCGGAACAGATACAATATTAAAATATACAGGCTCAGGAACATATGTTCATAATGCAACAGCACCAAATTTTATGTACTATTTAGTTTTAGCAGGTGGTGCTTCTGGAGCTTCTAATGGTGGAGGCGGAGGAGCAGGAGGACTTAGAACATCTTATGGAGCACAAGGATCAGGAGGTGGAAGTGCATTAGAAAGTGCAATTACATTATCCAATGGAACCTATACTATTACAGTAGGTGGAGGTGGTGCAGGATTAAATAACTCAACTGATTATCAAGATAGAGGTAATGCAGGTTCAAACAGCACAATTACAGGTAACGCTTCTGTAAGTACTAATGGGGGTGGTGCTCCAGGTTCTAATGATTTAACAGCATCGTCGGGCGGTGGTTGTGGTGGTGGACAAGGTGCGCACCCAAGCTCAGCAAGATCTGCACAAGCAGGAACGACTGGAGAAGGTTATGCAGGAGGTGCAACCCCCTCAACTGGACATCCATATCGTGGCGGTGGTGGTGGAGGAACTGGACAAGCAGGTTTTTCTAATAATGCAGGTAGCGACACAAGTAACGGTGGTGATGGATTAGCAGTGAGTATAACTGGATCTTCTGTTAATTATGGAGCAGGAGGTGGTGGTACTGGAGGTACTGGTTCAGGTTATACAGGCGCAGGTGGTACTGGTGGCGCAGGTGGTGGCGGTAACGGAGGTGCTTATAATGGAAGCGGTACTGCAGGAACAGTAAACACAGGAAGTGGTGGTGGTGCTACTGGTGATGCAGGTAGTCTTACGTCAGGAGCAGGAGGTTCTGGAATAGTAATATTAAGAATGGCAACATCAAATTATTCTGGATCAGTAAGCGGGAGCCCAACAGTAACCACAAGTGGAAGCGATACAATAATAAAATTTACAGGAAGCGGTAGCTATACTCATAGTTAATAATTAAAATAAATAAAATGGCACATTTTGCAGAAATAAATGAAAATAATATAGTAAAGCAAGTAATTGTAATACATAACAATGTTTTACTTGAATCAGACAATACTGAGTCTGAAATTAAAGGTATAGATTTTTGTGAATCATTATATGGACACAGAAATTGGGTACAAACATCCTATAATGGAAATATGAGATATAATTATGCGGGTATAGGCTACACTTGGGATCCTGAAAATAATGCGTTTTATGCACCACAGCCATTTGCTAGTTGGTCATTAAATGAAAATTATAAGTGGGAAGCACCTGAACCTTATCCTGAAGATGCTTCAGCTGAAAAAAGATATGAGTGGGACGAAGATAATCTTACTTGGAAAGTAGTTGAAATAACAGTATAAATAATTAATAAATGGCAACAACTAAAGTAACAACTAACGTAATTGCAGACGATGCAGTAACACAAGCAAAAATAGCAGACGACGCTATCGGCGCGGATCAACTAGCAGCTAGCGCCGTAGTAACGGCATCTATGGTTGATGACGCAGTAACAGCAGCAAAACTAGCTTCGGATGCTGTAGTAACTGCTTCAATAGTGAATGACGCTGTAACTAGCGATAAACTAGGAGCTGAATACACGAGTGCGGAAGCTGTATCAAGCTCAGCTACCATAACACTGGATACAGACGCTTATGACGTATTTACTTGGACAGTGGGGCATACAGCTAACATAGACTTCACAAACGTTTTAGTAGGAAAGGTGAAAACATTAGTTGTTACTGGAGGAGGTGGCTCATACGCTCTAACTCTTAGAAACATAAATGGAAGCTCAGGAACCTTTAATTTAATATCGGGTACTTACGACGATACTAGCTCAACAAAAAATATTATACAAGTCAAATTTATATCAACATCTGAGGCTTGGTATACAATATCTAAAATATCAAGTTAAAATGAAAGCAATAAATAATCAAGGAACAATAACTGTTTATCAAACGGTGCCTAGCACACTTAAAACGCCAACAGGCACTATATTAAACGCACCAGCATTATCAAATCAAGAGTTAAAAGAAAAAGGTTTATTTGATTTAATTATACCAAATGACTATGATGATAGAATACATGATTTAGGTGAGATATATTTTGACAGTACAGCGCAATGTTTTAGAAAAGATATAGTAGATAAAACATGGGCAAAAACTTTAGAAGAAATAAAGGAGCAAGCAATAAATAACTTTAAACATAAAATAAATTCGAAGCTTCAAGAAACAGATTGGTATATTATTAGAAAAAATGACAATGGCGAAGAAATACCAAGTGAAATACAAGAGGCAAGACAAGATTTAAGAAACACATCAGATACAGTAGAAAATGAAATCAATGCTTTAACAACTAAAGCAGATATAATGGTATATGATTACCCCAATATTGACTAATGAGTTTAAACGATAAATTATTAAAAGCGGCAGCAGCAGAAGGAATTACGCCGAGTGAACATTTTGGAGTAATGTTATACGAGGGTGATGGTTCTTCTTCTCATTCTATTAACGGAGGTAAGTTTGGTGGTGCCGCATCATTTAATGGTAGTAATGGTGAAATAACTTTACCCGCTGGAATACAAAGCAGCAAAATGTCGGTTTCATTATGGTTGTATTCACACGATAATGCACCAACTGATAAAATTGTAATTGAATTTTCTAATGGTTATGGTTTAAATTTTAATACTGTAGGAGCTGGTAAAATTGCTGCTCAATATGCTAATTCAAATTCAAGTCATATATTATCTAATTCAACAATATCATCAGGACAATGGTATCATATTGTAGGAGTTTTTAATAGTTCAAGTGCTGCTTTATATATAAATGGTTCAAGCCAATCAGGAGGAACTGTTACAGATTATTTAACATCAGACCAAAATACAATAGGTTCAAGAAGAACAGGGCAATATTTTGATGGTAAAATAGACCAAGTAAGAATATTTAATAAAGAATTATCCTCATCAGAAGTTTCAACGCTATATGCAGAAACAGCATCGACAGTAGAATCATTAGATCCTTTATCAGAAGATACAACAGATACTTTACAAGTTCTTGGAGATACATCTTGTATTGCTTTATATAAGTTTGAAAACAATGAAAACGATAAGAGCGGTAACCATAGCGGTACAGGAACACAAATTCAATATGCAGCGGGTAGATATGGACAGGCAGCAAGTTTTAATAATACCGCAGACAGTAAAATGGTTATTGGTGCTATGAATAGCGTTATACCTAATAATACTACAGGTGTAAGTTTTTCTTTTTGGGTTTATTTAGATTCAGTAAATACAGGTTCAGATTACGACCACTGGTTTGTAGGGCAAGAAAATTATGGTGGTTCATTTGATAATGGAGAATTTTCAGTAAGATTATATGAGGGAAAAGTTTATACTGACTATGCACAGTCAAGCAGTATATACAGACAAAGAAAAGCTAGTACGACATTAGAAACAAATAGGTGGTATCATATAGTAGCAACTTATGATACATCAAATGCAAACATAACAGAAGTATATTTAAATGGTGTTTCTGAAACAAGTAGTAATTTAACATCAGGGGGTACTTTTACAACTACTGCTTTAATGCAGAGTTCAGCTAATATGTCTGTGGGAGGTGGCCCAACAGGAACAGATGGTAGAATTGATCAATTTAGAATATTTACAAAAGTATTATCAGCAAGTGAAGTAACTACATTATATAATGAAAACTCACTTGTAGCTTCTTATAGATTTGAAGGTAATAGTTTAGATGATAAGAGAACTTTTAATGGCACGGATTCTAATGTTACTTATGAGTTTGGCGTAGATTTTAAACCTGATTTGGTTTGGATAAAAGATAGAGATAATGCTGAACAACATATATTAAACGATTCAACAAGAGGAGCAACTAAAGATTTATCACCTGACCGTACTAATGCAGAAGCAACTCGTAGTACTGGTTTTCTTTCATTTGATAATGGTGGGTTTACTTTAGGTTCAGATGGAGGTGGTGTTGTTAATGATTCATCAAGAGGTCCATATGTTGCTTGGTGTTGGAAAGCAAATGGAGGAACTACAAGCAGCAATACTGATGGAAGTATCACGAGTACAGTACAAGCAAACACAGATGCGGGGTTTTCAATAGTAAAATATACAGGTACTGGAAGCACAGGTACTTATGGTCACGGATTATCATCCTCGCCTGACTGGATAATAACAAAAAGAACAGATGCTGCTGAAGGTTGGTTGGTTTGGTCTAGTTCTTTGTCGGCAAGTAATTATATTTATTTAAATGGCTCAGGAGCAGCAGGAACAGATACAAATGCGTATAAAACAATAGGTGCTACTACAAATCAAATAGGAGGAGATGTAACTGTAAACACAAGTGGAGGTACATACATATCCTACTGTTTCCATAATGTTGATGGTTTTTCAAAGTTTGGCTCATATGCTGGTAATGGTTCTAACGATGGAACGATGGTAGAAACGGGATTTGAACCTGCTTTTGTAATGATTAAGGATTCAAGCGAAGGTCATAGCTGGACAATACACGATAATAAAAGAGATTTAACTAATCCAAGAAAAAAATATGTGTTACCTAGCGCGACTAATGTAGAAGCAGCAGATTTAAATGGTATTAATTTTTACTCAAATGGATTTCAATTATTAGATGATTACCAATATTACAATAAAGATGGTAATACCTATATTTATATGGCATTTGCTGCAGATCCTGATACAGAAGCACCAACAGTAGCAAGAAGTTTTAGTACAGTTGCTTATGATGGAACAAGCTCAACTCAATCAATAGAAGGCTTAAATTTTAAACCTGGTCTAATTTGGATGAAAAGAAGAAGTAGTTCACAAGAGCACGCTTTAGTAAATATAGTAAGTGGTGTTCAAAAACACCTATATTCAGATTTGACAAGTGCCGAACAAACTACTACAAATGGTGTTAGTTCATTTAATGATGATGGTTGGACTATGGGTTCTAATGGATTAATGAATTACAATGGTACAACTTATGTTGCTTGGGCGTGGGCTGCTGATGACAATGAAGCTACACTTTCTGCTCGTAACGCTACGGCAATATATAAAATGGAAGATAATGTAAATGATGTAACTGGAAACAATAACGCAAGTTCCACTTCTATTACATATTCATCAGGAAAATTTAATAAAGCCGCAAACTTTACAGGGGGTAATTCACAGAGTGGAAGTCAAATATCTGTAAACAACAGTGTTTTAGGTTCTTCGTCAACTGGGCCTTGGTCAATTTCATTATGGTTTAAGGCAGATAATACTGCAGGAGAAGTGCCATTGGTTGGAAACGGCGGTACTGTAGGTGGAACTTCTGGTTTTGTTTTATATTTACAGAATGGTAGTCTTAGCTTAAGTTTTAGAACTAACCCAAGTCAGGAATTTTACGAAAGCATAATTTCACTAAACGATAATAATTATCACCACGTTGTAATGACATACGATAACGGGCCTTTTAAAATCTATGTGGATAACGTTTTAGTAAAATCGGGTACATCGTCAAATTACCAAAATAACACAACCCCAACTTATGATTTATTTTTTGGTAACAGGTGGAATAGAAACGATAACAATGCTGTTTTAAATGGGCAAATGGATCAAATAAGAATTTACAAGGGCATAGTATCTGATATTGGTGTTGAAGCTCTATACAATGAAGCAGACACTGACAATAATGATTTATCTTTAGGAGGGCCTGCAGAAATAGTAACTAGCACAAATGCTAATGCAGGATTTAGTATAGTTAAATATGAAGGTACAGGTGTTGCAGGAGCAAAAATTCCTCACGGACTTTCAGCAGCACCTGAAATGGTAATTAGTAAAAGTTTAGATTCAACTAATAGTTGGAATGTTTACCATACATCTTTATCTACAAACTATATGATGAAGTTAAATAGTTCAAATGCAGCTTTTGATGCAACTGCAGGAACGAAAGGTGGTGGTATAACAGTTGATGCTACGAATATGACAATTTTAGCTGGTGCGAGTAATCAAGAGAACAATAATAAATCTGGTGATGATTTTATTGCATATTGTTGGCATTCAGTAAGTGGATATAGCAAGATTTCAAGCTATACAGGAAATGGAGGTACACAAAGTATTACTGGTCTTGGATTTCAGCCAGACTGGGTGCTTATTAAAGAAAATGATGGTGTTGATAGTTGGCAGATTTATGATTCTGTAAGAGGGGCTGGTAAGGTATTATATCCAAATGGAAATAATGCAGAGTATGCAGGAAGTGAATTATCAAGTTTTAATAGTGATGGATTTACAGTAACAGGTAATCCGAATGAAAATGGAAAAACCTATATGTACATGGCATTCAAAATAAACTAAAAATTAAGTTAAATTAAATTAAAAAAAATGGCAAAAATAAATAAAAAGCAATTAGAAGAATTGCAGAAGATTAGTAGTTTTATTACTGATCTTCAAACAGAAATAGCAAGAAATACAATTAATAATCATAAGTTAGCTCATGCTTATTCACAACAAGAAGTAAAATTAAATGAGTTAAAAAAAGAACTTCAGGAAAAATATGGCAATATAACAGTTGACGTTAAAACTGGAGAAATAGAAAAGCAACAAAATAATGAGCAAGCTAATAAGAAAAATTAGTATAGGAAAAGACTATAAAGATAACGCTATGCACTACGCTGTAGGTCAAGAAGTTTACGGTGGACATAAAATATGCGATATAATAGAAGAAGATGATAAGTATTCTATATATATCAGAAAAGGTAACGATGTATTACCTTGGAAAGATTTTAATAAAAACATGGCAATATCAGTAGAGTTTAATCTTGAATATTAATGAAACCTATATATAATTTTTTAATAAAACCAAAAAATAAAAGATACGATAATATTAAAAAAATTAATGATACAGAATTAATTTTAAACACAGATATTTCGGATCATAAGTTCATAAGTAGGCAAGCTATAATATATGAAACCCCAATAACAAATGACAGCAATCTTACTAGAGGCACTGAGCTTTATGTGCATCATAATATATTTCGTCGTTGGTACGATATTAGAGGTATTGAAAGAAATAGTAAAAGTTATTTCAAAGATAATTTATACTTCTGCGAATTTGATCAAATATTTCTTTATAAAAATAATAAAGATTGGAAAGCAAATGACGGCTACTGTTTCGTCGCACCCTTGGCAAACGAAGACGATTTTTCAATTGAGAAGGAACAGTCTTTAATAGGTATTGTAAAGTATATTGATAATTCAAATTTATTACAAATAGGCGATAAAGTTGGATTTACACCTTGGAGTGAATATGAGTTTATAATAAATGGCGAAAAGTTATATAGGGTAATGACAAAAGAAATTTCAATTAAATATGAATATAAAGGAAAAGAAAAAGAATATAATCCGAGCTGGGTATAAAGCTGTTGATGAACTTGTAAAAGTTGCTAAAGAAGCTATAGTTGAAACTGAAGATGATGTTTCAGCAGATAGATTAAAAAATGCAGCAGCAACTAAAAAACTAGCTATATTTGATGCATTTGAAATACTTAATAGAATACAAGCAGAAGAAGCTTTATTAGAAAATAAACCATTACAAAATAAAGAAAAAGCTTTTAGTGGTTTTGCAGAAAAAAGATCTAAGTAATGAGCTATAAACAAACTTTATATCAAGTTATAACACCTATAAAGCAAAACACAATACATAGATTAAATAAAAAGAAAGCTTGGAAGTATGGTTATAACAAAGAGCATGACGTTATTGTTATAAGTAAAACAGGTAAGATAGGAGAGGTTTACGAAATACAAAATTTAAAGATAGCTTTACCGAAAGAAGAAAACGTGTATAGCAAAATAAATAAGTGGACTAGATTCGAATATCCAAAAGAACTAAAGAATATTAAAACAATATTCAATTGGGAAACATATCCTATAGAGTTTAAAAATAAATGGTATGAATATATTGATAAAGAGTTTACAAGACGTGAAGAAGGCTTTTGGTTTACTAATAAAAACAAAAGTACTTATATTACTGGCTCTCATTACAATTACCTGCAGTGGTCCAAGATTGATGTTGGGAACCCAGACTTTCGAGAAGCAAACAGACTATTCTTCATATTCTGGGAAGCTTGCAAGGCAGACGATAGATGCTATGGAATTTGCTACCTTAAAAATAGGCGTTCCGGATTTTCATTCATGTCAAGTGCTGAAACGGTTAATCAAGCCACAATTTCGTCAGACTCTAGATTCGGAATCTTATCGAAGACTGGTGGAGATGCAAAGAAGATGTTTACCGACAAGGTTGTACCAATATCAACCCACTACCCGTTTTTTTTCAAACCCATACAGGACGGAATGGACAGGCCAAAAACTGAACTTGCCTTCAGGGTACCAGCGTCCAAGCTCACCCGTAAATCCATCACCACCCCAAGCACCAGCACCGCCAACGAGATCGAAGGGCTCGATACAACAATAGATTGGAAAAACACAGGAGATAACTCTTATGATGGTGAAAAGTTAAAATTACTTGTTCACGATGAATCTGGTAAATGGGAAAGACCAGATAATATATTAAATAACTGGCGTGTTACAAAAACAACGTTGAGACTTGGAAGTAGAATTATAGGTAAATGTATGATGGGATCTACTTCAAATGCCTTAGATAAAGGTGGAGATAACTTTAAAAAATTATACTATGACTCAGACGTTACAAAAAGAAACCGCAATGGACAGACTAGCTCGGGACTATATAGTTTGTTCATACCTATGGAATGGAACTACGAAGGATTCATTGATTCTTATGGATTACCTGTATTCGACACACCCGAAACTGCAATTGAAGGACCCTATGGTGATAAAATCGACATTGGTATAATAGAACATTGGGAAAACGAAGCAGATGGTTTAAAGAATGATCAAGATGGATTAAATGAATTTTATAGACAATTTCCAAGAACAGAAGAACATGCATTCCGAGATGAAACAAAAAATAGTATATTTAATTTACAAAAAATATACGAACAAATAGATTACAATGAAAATGTTAAATCTAGTGGATTAATATCAAAAGGTAATTTTCAATGGGAAAATGGTGTTAAAGATTCAAAAGTAATTTTTATGCCAGATACCAAAGGCAGATTTAATATTTCATGGGTTCCTCCAATTCATTTACAAAATAAAATACAAATGAATAAAGGAATAAAAAAACCTGCAAATGAACATATAGGAGCATTTGGATGTGACTCGTATGATATATCAGGCACAACTGATGGAAGTGGATCAAAAGGTTCTTTGCATGGATTAACAAAATTTAGTATGGATGATGCCCCATCAAATACATTTTTTTTAGAATATGTAGCTAGACCGCAAACAGCTGAAATATTTTTTGAAGATGTATTAATGGCATTAGTGTTTTATGGTATGCCACTTCTTGCAGAAAATAATAAACCAAGATTATTATATTATTTAAAAAGAAGAGGATATAGAGGTTATTCAATGAATAGACCAGATAAGCCATCAAATAAATTATCTGTAGCAGAAAGAGAAATAGGAGGAATGCCTAACTCATCAGAAGATATAAAACAAGTTCACGCTGCAGCAATAGAATCTTATATAGATAAATATGTGGGATTACAAGAAAACGGTGATTATGGTAATATATACTTTAACACTACATTAAATGATTGGTCTAAATTTAACATAAATAATAGAACAAAGTTTGATGCATCTATAAGTTCAGGTTTAGCAATAATAGCATGTAATAGACATTTGTATCAACCTAAAAAATTAAGAACAACTAAAACATTAGATTTTGGTTTTAAAAAATACAATAATCAAGGAAGTATTTCAAAAATAATAAGATAAATGGATATAGTACCAAGAGGGATATTCCCAAGCCAAACAGTTTCCAATGCTACTAAAGCAAGTGAGCCATACGGATTAGAAGTTGGAAAAGCTATAGAATCTGAATGGTTTAAAAGAGATTCAGGTCCTAACAAGTATTACGCTAATAGAGATCAATTTCATAGATTAAGATTATATGCTAGAGGGGAGCAATCAATTCAAAAATATAAAGATGAATTATCAATAAATGGTGATTTATCATATTTAAATTTAGATTGGAAACCTGTACCTATAATACCAAAGTTTATAGATATAGTTGTAAATGGTATAGCCGAAAGAACTTATGATATAAAAGCATATTCACAAGATCCTCTTTCTATAAAGAAAAGAACTGATTACGTAGAGTCTATGCTAAGAGATATGAGAACTGTAGAATTTTCAGATTCTGTATATAATGAATTAGGTATAAATATATATGAAAATGATCCTGATATGATACCTGAAACAGAAGAAGATTTAGAGTTGCATATGCAATTAGATTATAAAGACTCTGTAGAAATTGCTGAAGAAGAAGCTATTAATAATGTTATGGATCATAATAAATATGATTTAATAAAGAAAAGATTAGATTATGATATAGCTGTTGTTGGAATGGGTGCTGTTAAAAATGAATATACAAATTCTGAAGGTATAAATATTAAGTATGTTGATCCAGCTGATTTAGTTTATTCATATACGGAATCGCCTTATTTTGATGATATATATTACATAGGTGAAATTAGAAAAGTATCATTAGTTGATTTGAAAAAACAATACCCTGATTTAACAGATGAAGATATTAAAAAATATGTTGAAGGCCAAGGAACTAATGTAAAGTTACATAATAAATCTTATGCAGCTGCGGACGCTGAAGATTTTTCTTATGCATATGTACTTTATTTTGAATATAAAACCTATAGAGATCAAGTATATAAAATTAAAGAAACAGCAACTGGCGGTAAAAAAGCTTTAGCTAAAGAAGATACTTTTAATCCGCCTAAAGATCAAAGATCAAGATTTGAAAAATCAAATAGAACAATTGAAGTAATTTATTGTGGTGCAAAAATAGTAGGATCAGATAAAATGTTAATGTGGCAGTTAGCAGAAAACATGACAAGACCTAAATCAAATACAGTAAAAGCAATGTTTAGCTATGCTGTAGTTGCCCCTAGAATGTATAAAGGTAAAGTTGAATCATTAGTTAGCAGAATGACAACGTTTGCTGATATGATACAATTAACTCATTTAAAATTACAACAGGTATTATCAAGAATGGTGCCAGATGGAGTGTACTTGGATGCAGATGGTATAGCTGAAGTAGATTTAGGTAATGGAACAAATTATAATCCACAAGAAGCTTTAAACATGTATTTTCAAACCGGTTCTGTTATTGGTAGATCTATGAATCAAGACGGAGAGTTTAATAACGGTAGAGTTCCAATACAAGAATTACAAACAGGAAATGGTGGTGGAAAAATTAGTAGTTTAATTACAGCTTATAATTATTACTTGCAAGGAATGCGTGACGTTACAGGTTTAAATGAAGCAAGAGATGGTTCAACACCTGATAAAAATGCTTTAGTAGGCTTGCAAAAATTAGCAGCAGCAAATTCAAATACAGCTACTAGGCATATATTACAAGCAGGATTATTTTTAACATTAAGAACAGCAGAGGCTATTTCATTAAGAATATCAGATGTATTAGAATATGGCCCAACTAAAGAATCTTTTATACAAGCAATAGGAAAATACAATGTTGGTACATTAACAGAAATGAAAGATTTACAGCTTTATGATTTTGGAATATTTTTAGAATTATCTCCAGATGAAGAAGAAAAACAATTACTTGAAAATAATATTCAAATGTCTTTACAAAAAGAACAAATTAATTTAGAAGACGCTATTGATATAAGAGAAGTTAAAAATTTAAAACTTGCAAATCAATTATTAAAATTAAGAAGAAGAAGAAAATTTGAACAAGATAGAGTAATACAACAACAAAATATTCAAATGCAAACGCAATCTAACGCACAAGCAGCTCAAGCTGCTGCCCAAGCAGATGTTCAAAAGCAACAAGCTTTAACAGAAAGCAAAGCTCAATTAGCTCAGGTGCAAGCTCAGTTAGATTCACAAAAACTTGAAAAAGAAGCAGAAATTAAGATGATGTTAATGCAAAGAGAATTTGAAATGAACATGCAGCTTAAAGGTGTAGATTTACAGGTAATTAAAGATAAAGAGAAGTTTAAAGAAGATAGAAAGGACGAAAGAACAAAAATACAAGCTTCTCAACAGTCTGAATTAATAGATCAAAGAAAAAATAATAAACCGCCTAAAAACTTTGAATCAGCAGGGTTTGATAATTTAGGTGGATTTGGTTTAGAGCAATTTGAACCAAGATAATAAAGGGTCAAGTATTCTACCTTTTTAAAGAATACAATAATTATATTATATTATGTCAGAAGAAATTAAAGCACAAGTTGTAGAAAATGAAAATCTATCTACAACTGAAAAAGAAACTGCAGCACTTAAAAAAATAGGTGCTGATATTGGTGAGGAAACAATAACCAAAGTTGATTTAAGACAACCTATAAAAGAAGAAACAGATGCCGTTCAAGAGCAAAGCACAGATGAGGTTCCTGTACGCGACGGATCCGAAGCTAGCGAAGAGGTTCAAGAAGAAAACCAAACGCAGCCTGAAGAGTCTTCCGGAGAAAGTAAAAAAGAAGAGGAAGAAACGCAAGTAACTTTAGAAGAAGTTATTGAAGAGGAAGAATCAAAGCAAAAAGAGGAACCTAAACAAGAAGCTGAGGTTGAAGAACTAAAGCAAGAAATAGAAGAAGCTGTACAAACATCACAAGATACAGCTACAGCATTACCAGAAAACATTCAAAAAGTTGTAGATTTTATGAATGAAACTGGTGGAACGCTAGAAGATTATGTAAAAATTAATCAAGACTATTCTAGCATGGAAGACTCAACGCTCTTATATGAATATTATACTCAAACTAAATCGCATTTATCAAAAGATGAAATAGATTTTTTAATTGAAGATAATTTTAGTATAGATGAAGAGATTGATGAACCAAATAATATTAAGCGTAAAAAACTCGCTTATAAAGAAGAAATTGCAAAAGCTAAAAGCTATTTGGAAGATATGAAGAATAAATATTACGAAGAAGTCAAGTTGGGTTCTAAGTTATCTCCAGATCAACAAAAAGCTATAGAGTTTTTCAATTCCTATAATAATGAACAATCAAAACAGCAAAAGCTGCAAGAAAAGCAAACTGCTCATTTTAATAATGAATCTAACAAAATCTTTTCAGATGAATTCAAAGGTTTTGAGTTTAAAGTTGGAGATAAAAAATATAGATACAATATTAAGGATAAGCAAGAGCTAAAAGATAAACAATCAAACATTTTGAATATATTAAATAAATATATAAATGAAGATAATATGTTACAAGATGCTAGTGGTTATCATAAAGCACTTTTTGTTGCAGATAACGCAGATGCAATTGCAAATCACTTTTATGAACAAGGTAAAGCAGATGCAATAAAACAACTTAACGCGGAATCAAAAAATATAAATATGGAGCCACGTAAAGCTGGTATTGTTGAAGCTGGAGGAGTAAAAGTAAGAGCAATTTCTGGTGATGATAGTTCAAAGTTAAGAATAAAACTTAAACAATAATAATTTAAAAATAAAAACAAAATGGCAGCAATAACTCCAACGGCTGGAGCCTCGTTGAATTCAACACCAGCTCCGGTTAAACAAACACTGTCTTCTAACTATCTATCATTTACAGGTGGTTCGAATGACTGGTCTCAGCAGTATTTGCCAGATTTATATGAGCAAGAAGTAGAAGTATTTGGAAACAGATCTATAGCTTCTTTCTTAAGAATGGTAAGTGCTGAAATGCCTATGACTTCTGACCAAGTAGTTTGGTCTGAGCAAGGTAGACTACATTTATTTTACACAGGTGCTTCTGTAACGAACGCAGGTGTAATTACAATTGCTTCTTCAGGAACTCATGCAGTAAGAGTTGGTCAAACTATCGTATTAAGCGATAACCAAACTTCTCCTACAGTAATTAAAGCTTATGTTTCTGCAGTAGCATCAGACAATACTACACTAACAGCAATTCCTTATTCAGGAGGTGCAACAGTTGGTGCTGTATCTGGATTCACAACCGCTGATGATAGTGGTAGTGCAACGTGTGACTTTTTCGTATTTGGTTCTGAATTTAAGAAAGGAACTGCGGGAATGTCTAACGCGGTACAGCCTTCTTTCGCTTCATTAACTAACAAGCCAATTATAATTAAAGATAAGTATGAGGTTTCAGGATCTGATACTTCTCAAGTTGGATGGGTTGAAGTAACAGGAGAGCAAGGACAAACAGGTTACCTATGGTACTTAAAAGCTGAAGGTGACACAAGACAAAGATTCGAAGACAACCTTGAAATGGCAATGGTTGAAGGTGAACTAGCAAAAGCATCAGGTGGTGTTGACTCAGAACTTGGAACAGCAGGTGCTAATGACACTGCTGGTACTGAAGGTCTTTTTGCAGCAATTACTGCAAGAGGTCACATTACTACTGGTATTACTGGTTCTTCAGCTACAGATGATTTAGGATCGTTTGATAACATTCTAAAGAAATTTGATGCTCAGGGTGCAATCGAAGAAAACATGTTATACATCAACAGAGAAGTAGCTCTAGCGATTGATGATATGTTAGCAGGGCAAAATTCTCATGTAGCAGGTGGTACATCATTTGGTGTATTCTCTAACAGCGAGGATATGGCACTTAACTTAGGTTTTTCTGGTTTTAGAAGAGGTTCTTATGACTTCTACAAAAGCGATTGGAAATACTTAAATGACGGCTCAACAAGAGGTATTATTGAAAACGATATAAGAGGTGTACTTATACCAGCGGGTACTTCTACTGTTTATGACCAAACACTTGGTAAAAACATTAAAAGACCTTTCTTACACGTAAGATATAGAGCTTCAGCAGCAGATGATAGAAAAATGAAATCTTGGACAACTGGTTCAGTTGGAGGAAACTTCAGCTCTGATCTAGACGCAATGGAGGTTCACTATCTATCAGAAAGATGTTTAATTACACAAGGTGCTAACAACTTTATGTTATTAACTTCTTAATATTTTTACAGTAGAGCAGGGCGTGTTTTATCGCCCTAGCTTTACTTTTTATTAATTTTTATTATATTATATCATGGCAAAAACAAAAAAAGCCGAAAAGGCTACAGAAACCGTTGAAGCGGTTATGGAACAACCAGCTGTTAAAACAAATAGTTGGGTTATAAAAGATAGAGTATATGCTCTTAAAGATGGATTAGCTCCATTAACTTATACAGTAAAAAGTTCTAATATATATTATTTTGATGAAGAAAAAGGATATGAAAGAGAACTTAAATACACAAGTAATCAAAAAACTCCTTTTGTTGATGAATTTAAAGGAGATGCTAAATTAGAACATATAACTTTTGAAGATGGTTTGTTAAAAGTACCAAAAGAAAAACAAACTTTACAAAAATTATTATCATTATATCACCCAAACAGAAATAATTTATTTTTTGAATTTGATGCAGAAGCAGAAGCGGAAGATCAATTAGATATGATGGAATTAGAAATAGACGCGTTAAATGCAGCAATGAACATGGAAATTGACCAAATGGAGGCAATTGTACGTACACAGGCTGGAAATAAGGCATCTATGATGACTTCTAAGGAACTTAAACGTGATTTGATTAATATAGCTAAGAGTGATCCTGTTTTGTTCTTAGAATTAGCGAATGACGAAAACATAAATATTAGAAATATGGGTATAAAAGCAGTTGAAGCGGGAATAATTAAACTATCAGCTGACCAAAGAACTTTTATGTGGGGGTCTAATAACAAAAAATTAGTTACAGTACCATATGAAGAAAATCCATATTCTGCATTGACTGCATTTTTCAAAACCGATGATGGTATTGAAATTTATTCAGCAATAGAAAAAAGACTACAGTAAAGTCTAATTATAGTGAAAGGTCGCTATAATTGCGGCCTTTACTATAATAAATATAAAAAATATGGCAATAAGCGTAGATACAGTTTACCAAAGAGTACAAGCTATTCTTAATAAAGAAAACCGTGGTTATATAAGCCCACAAGAATTTAATTTGTTTGCAAATCAAGCACAGCTTGAAATATTTGAACAATACTTTTTTGACTTAAATCAATATGAAAGATTGCCAAAAAAAGATACTGAATACAGTGATTTAGTAAAAACTTTTAATGAAAGAATAAGTAAATTTAAAAAATCTGCTACTCTTACATACTCAACAAGTTATTTTACTATGCCTTCTGATTTACATAAATTAGGAACCGTAATATATAATAGTACTACACCTGTTGAACAAATAGATCAAAAAAATTTATTAGAATATACTCTTTCACCTTTAACTTCACCCACAACTTCAAATCCAGTATATATACAAAATATTCAAACTACTTCATCAGTATGGAGTATAACTGTTTATCCTACATCTATAACTTCTTTAATAACAGCAACTTATATAAGAAAGCCAAATGACGTACAATGGAGTTCTCAAACTGTAGTAGGTAATGCATTATATAACGCTAGCACATCAACAGATTTTGAATTACATGATTCTGAAGAAATAAATTTAGTTTTAAAAATATTATTATATGCGGGTGTAAGTGTAAAAGCGGCTGACGTGGCTCAATTAGCTGACGCAAAAGAAACTAAAAAAATAACACAAGAAAAATCTTAATAAATGGCATTAATAACACAAAGCGAAAGAGAATATTACGAAGGACATCAGTTATTTACAGGTAATGGTTCAGCAACTACATTTACTTTAACTTTTACGCCACTGCCAACAGCGGAGTCAAAATTTAGAGTATTTATAGATGGCACAGAACAGGATGATGATTTACATAGTTATAATTCAAGTACAGGTGTTATAACTTTTACTTCAGCCCCTGCAGACGGTGCCGCTATTAAAGTTCAACTAGAAAACCCTAATACCGGTAATTATAGATATATATCTTTAGATAATATAGTAAATAATTTTTTAGTATCATATGTAGGAGATGGAAAAATTATTGACAATGCTAGAAAGCTTGACGTTGTATTTCATACTAAAAGAGCAATACAAGAATTTAGTTATGATATAACAAGAGTTGAAAAAATATTTGAACAAATAGTTCCTGATAGTCTGGTAATACCAATGCCGCAAGATTATGTTAATTATGTAAAACTTTCTTTTATAGATGATAATGGGTTAGAAAGAACACTATACCCTGTTAAAGAAACATCAAGGCCATCAAAAACAATATTGCAAGATTCTGATTCTGAATATATATATGATAATGATGATTCATTATTATTATCAACTAATTCAACCGCTATAGATAATTTTAGCGGTATTGAAACAAATGCTGCATTAGGATCCTCAAGTGCTGATGATTACTTTGCGCAAAATCCAACTTATAGTGATAGTATTATAGGGTTTGGTAGAAGATATGGTAGTAATCCAGAATTGTTACAAGTTAACGGTGTATTTGTAAATGACGAAGTAAACGGACAATTTGGATTTAGTAGTAATCTTGCAGGTAAAACAATAACACTGCATTATGTATCAGATGGGCTAGGAACTGATGCAGAAATGCAAATACATAAATTTGCTGAAGAAGCAATATATAAATATATAGCTCATGCTATTTTATCAACAAAAGCAAATGTTCCAGAATTTATTATAAATAGATTTAAAAGAGAACGAAGAGCTACAATGCGTAATGCAAAACTAAGATTATCTAATATTAAATTAAACGAACTTGCACAAGTTATGAGAGGCAAGTCTAAGCATCTTAAACACTAATTAAATGCCAGAAATAAAAAACGTCTTCCTGCGAGGAAGAATGAATAAAGACCTCGATGAGAGAATCATACCTGAAGGTGAATACAGAGATGCTGCAAATATTCAAATTTCTAGTACTGAATCAAGTGATGCTGGAACTGTTCAAAATATATTAGGAACAAGATATGCTAATTGTACTTTAGATTCAACAGGTAAAGCCTGTGCGGATCCCGCTACTTATACAACTACATATGGAATAGGTGGAAATTGTGTTGGTATTGTTGAAAATACAGAAACTGAAAAAGTATACTTATTTGTTAAGGGAACATCGGTAAATGCTATTATTGAATTTGATGAAAAAACATCATTGTCTGTTCCTGTTTTAGTAGATTCAAGAGATGAACAAAATAAAGTTTTAAAATTTACTAATAAAATAACTGGAATTACAATAATTCAAAACTTTTTAATATTTACTGATTTTGATAATGCAGAGCCAAAAATAATTGATATAGGAGATAGTTCGTTATTTAAATCTGGTTCTTTAGACAGTAATGGTAGAGCACAATATACAGCAACTACACAAATTAATTCAGCAAACTTTATAGAATCAGATATTACTTTAATTAGAAAAAAACCATTAAATGCGCCTAAATTAGCTTTTACATTTAATAGCACAACAGATCCAGGTAATACTTTTTCAAGCAGAGTAGATGGTACTGAAATATATAAAGACAAATTTGTTAGATTTGCTTATAGATGGAAATTTACAAATGGTCAATATTCTGCATTTTCTCCTTTTACAGATCCTGTATTTTTTCCAAATAATGCAAAGGAATATGATATATCAGAGGGGCATAATAAATCTATGTTTAATAATTTAATAGGCGCTAAGCTTGTTAATATTGAACATGGTAAAGCTGCTACTAATAGTAATGCTGAAATAGTTAATAATATTAAATCTGTTGATATATTATATAAAGAATCAAATAATGAAAATATTTATTTATATAAAAATATAAAAGTTGCTACTGTAGAAGCTGCTTATCAAACTGGAATTGATATTTCAAAACCAAGTAAAAAATTAGTATTGCCAAATGATCAATTATCAAGAGCATTTGATAATGTTCCTCATAAAGCTAAAGCTTTAGATGTTGTAGGTAATAGATTAATTTTTGGAAATTATATTGATGGATTAGAATTAGAAGATTATACGCCTTCATTTACAGTTAAGCTAGAAGATAGAGAAGATTTAAATAGTGAAGATTCAAGAAAATATTTAGATTCTAATGGGGATGAAGTATCTATTACTAGCACAACTAGTATTAAAGATACGGCAACAGTAAAATCAGGTAGAGAATATCAAATAGGTGTTGTTTTTGAAGATGAATATGGTAGACAAAGTCCTGTAGTAACAAATGAAACAGGATTTATAAATGTTCCTTTTCATACCGGAGTATTAGCACAAAATATAAACGGTTCTATAGATACAGGAGTAGACGATGCAAATTACGGTAAAAGATTTAATATTGTAAACACATCAGCCGCACCTACAGATAGTAGAATAAAAAAATTCAGATATTATATAAAGTCTTCTTCAAATAATTTTAATAATATAATGGTTGAAGATGTTAAAAAAGATTCAACAGATGCTAATACATTATATTTAGTTGTTCCTTCTTATGAAGTTAATAAAGTATCTGAAGGGCAATTTTTAATGCTTAAAAAAGGATTAGGTAGTGATACTCCTTTAGCTAGTAATGCCGTAGTAACTACAAACACACTTTATACACCTTCTGATTTTAAAGTAAAAGTATTAGATATAATTTCTAATAAACCAGATAATATTGCAGCAACAGAATCTTTTGATGATAAATTTTTTATTAAAATAAAAAGTAATGCTTATGTATTATCAGAGGTATTTAATAAACAAGGATTAGCAGGTTCAACTGGAGAAATAGCTGAGTCTGCGTTTGTATATGGAGAAACAGAAATACCAGAGTTTCCAAGATTATTTTTAGGAGAAACTCAAGAGCCGCATGAAAATGACTTTTATCAATATTATTTTAAAGAAGGAAAAATATTTGAAGTTAAAAGATCGGTGCCATCAGGATATACTGTTACTACAACTTTTCAAACAGCTAGTTTTAGTGGATCACCTAACGGACAAAGTTTTGTTACATTAATTGGTTCAGGAGACACATATACTAATGATAGTAATAGAGCATTAGGGACACAACCATATATTGACGCTACTGGAACTGTAGAAAAAGTTGAAGTAAAATTTGCAAATAACTTTCCAACAGATTTTAAAATAACATATACAAATTCTGGAACAGCATCTAATGGAAGCCCTGCTGTTTTTGAAACTATACCTGAAGATGAAGTTTTAGATGTATATTTTGAAACTAGTGAAACGTATAATATAGGCGACTGGACAAGAAGCCAGGGTTATAATTTAAATTTTCATAATGCTTTTGCAATGGGTAATGGCGTTGAGTCAAGTATTATAGCTGATGATTTTAATGAAGATAGAATAGCTAATGGAGTAAAAGTTTCAACTATAACAGAAGAAGGATATAGTCAAAGTACTAAATCATCTAGCTTAATATTTTCAGGAATATTTAACTCTGAAACTAATATAAATAAATTAAATGAATTTAATACAACATTTGATATTGTTAAAGATTTAAATCCAGAGTATGGTAGTATTCAAAAACTATATACAAGAGATACTAATTTAGTAGCTTTATTAGAAGATAAAATATTAAATATACAAGCAAATAAAGATGCTTTATTTAATGCTGATGGTAGCGTTAATTTAATAGCTAATAATAATGTATTAGGTCAAGCAATAGCCTTGTCAGGAGAATATGGTATATCTCAAAATCCTGAATCTTTTGCTGTTTATGGCTATAATATATATTTTGTTGATAGAGCAAGAGGAGCTGTATTAAGTTTAATAGGTCAAAGAATAAATGTTATTTCTGATAAAAATATGTCTGCATATTTTAGAGAAAATTTATTATTAGAAACAGGAAATATTATAGGTAGTTATGATATTTACTCTGATCAATATATATTAACTTTACCGCAGACTGGAACTTCATTAAGTTATAAAAACGATGTAGATGGTTGGGTTTCAAGATTAGATTTTTTACCAGATGCGGGAGTATCAATAAACGGTAATTATTATACTTGTTATCAAGGGGAATTATATTTACATCATGCTGCAGAAGAAAACAGAAATGTTTTTTATGATTTAGAAAAAGAAGCTGCTATTAAATTAATATTTAATCAAAATGCTTCTCAAATTAAAAACTTTAAAACTATAGGTTATGAAGGTACAACAGGTTGGAATACTAATACTGAAGCAATAAAAACAGACCAACAAAAAGGAGAGATAATAGAATTTAAAGAAAAAGAAGGTAAGTATTTTGGTGTAATATCAGGAATAGATGAAAATATTAAAGATATACCAACATCTGAGCATGAAGATAAATTAAAAGATTTTTCAATACAAGGATTAGGTAACATATCTTCACATAGTGGCACATTAACATTTGGCTGTGCTAACGCAGCATTATCAATAAACTCTGGCACAGTAGGTGAAACTGTAACAGGAACTGTATCATCTGGTACAATACAATCTATATCTCCATCTACTTATCAATCAGGAACAAATTTTTATACAGCAACTATTTTAGTTCCTTCAGGTTTCGATAATTCTGGAAGCACTATAGACTGTCCAGCAAGCGCAG